GGTATAAAAGCTAGTCCTGAAGTAGGACAGACAGAAAAGGATGCAACAACGTATGTTTTAGAATTTCCTGTTAAATCACCTGATGGGTGTATTACACGTAAAGATGTAACTGCTTTAGACCAACTAAAACACTATAAAAACCTACAACATAACTGGTGTGAACACAACGCAAGTATGACTGTTTATGTCAGAGAAGACGAATGGTTTGAAGTAGGTAATTGGGTGTATCAAAACTGGGATATTATCAATGGTGTGTCTTTCTTACCATATGATGGCGGAAAGTATAAATTGGCTCCATATGAGGAAATAGACGTACATACCTACGAAAGGCTTATAAAGAAGCTCCCCCTAATAGATTATAGCAAACTCTCAAATTACGAAACTGAGGACAATACTCAGGGTAAACAAGAGCTTGCATGTGTAGGAGATAAGTGTGACATCTGAAAAAGATATAACTGGTCAAGGCCGTAAAATGGGCAGAAACGCAGGTATGAAAGCAGATGGTACTCTAGACAGTGTTCATTCTATCTTAGGAACGGACATGAAAGAGGGTACTATCAAAGCTAGAACGGTAAATCCTGATGTACCTGTCGATAAATTAGGCGATACTGAAAGAGCCAAGTATAATAAAACGAATAAAAACTATTAGAGATAATCTGTTATCATCGGTGCTGTTTTATCTAATCCTAATGTACATTTTACACTAGTTTTAGATATTGAAAGTTTCTTAGATACAATTTTAAATTTATCTTCAATGTTATTTACATCATCTTTTATTTTAAGTGATATAACGTTACCAATAGATAAATAATATCCTTTATTGACACCAATAGACATTTCTTTTTTATTTTCTAAATATTTTATTAGTTCTATAGCTTCTTTTTTGAACGCATCTGGATAGTCATAATTACCCTTTATTTGTACACTAGATGTGTCTGTAGATAAACTATTGTGTTTATATACATATGTATTATCATTTACTATACCTACAACTGTATTAGGTGTTCTAACCTTAGTATATTTATAATTTTCAATACCATCAGATAGTGTAAATTTAAGACCACTGTCTGTTTTTCTTTGTTCTTTGATGAAACAATAATTTGTTTTGTTAGCATCTTCTCTTACAGTCAAACGTACTGCTCTTATATCGTCCATGTCTTCATCATCATATCTTAATGTTTTGCTTATTATTTGTAAGGGTTTTAAATTTTCACCTCTAAGACCTGTTAATGTTTTCACAGGATTAGTTTCATTTAATAAATCAACTCCCACTATAGTTCTGTTAACATTTATGTATGTATCAGTGTAATGTTTTAAAAACTGCGTAACTGTCATTCCATCAAAATTACTTTCATCTGTTAGGTTGAATGTAGTGGTATTTTCTCCAGTTAAGAAATTTAAAGCATCAAAAGCAGTTATAGTAAGATTTTTATCAGTAGGTGACATTAGAAAAACAGTCCCTCTAAAAAAGGGTACAGAATCATTAGCACCTAAATTTAGAAATACTTTTAATTTTGCACCAAATATTTTATCATTCTGAATTTGTGGGTCTGGAATATTTACAATTACCTTTGAAGCAGTACTTCTGCCTGAATGATTATACGTTATAGTGTTATATGGTATTTCTTTATTGTCTAGAAATACTTTAGCACTACCAAAGTGACCTTGTCTCATCTATAAATTCTCCACCCAAAGGTATAGGTCCTGAACCTATCTTTTTACCTGTAGTTCCATCAATTCTCATAATATACTCTACACCCATCTTTATACCAAACTTAGGGTGTTGTGAGCCCGGTGGATGGTCCTCTGACATATTCATTATTTTACCGTAGAATCTTGTTATACTACTATCTGCATGTGATATATCTATATATACTGGTGTATTTCTTCTTTGATATCTATTGAATAAACTTCTCGAATAGTTTACATCGTCGGCATCTTTCAAATCAATACCTCCAAAAGTAACATTTCCTCCAGCAGCTCCTATTTTTCTAATATCAGACATACCTACTCTATCTGTAATAGTTATATATCTACCATTATTACTAAAAGTCAATGATTGAGCTATAGCTCTTGCATTTAAAGATACTGCCATTGGGTCAACCACATTCACTACTTGCGAATGAGTATTATCAGTTGGGAATATTTGTGTACACATCATACTTCTAAATCTATCTGAAGTATCTGTGTCACTTGCATTATTATCACCTGCTGTTGTATCTATTATAAACATCAAACCATATTTCTTAAAATCATGATTCCACATAGCGTAATGGTCAAAATGATTGATAGGACGATTATCAACACCACTACCGTCAGGATTTGGTGCTCCATCAGCAGAAAATGCTACAGCTTCTTTTCTTTCGTGAGGGGAACTACCTTGGTCATCTCCACCACTCTCCCAGTTATTTAACGGCCAAAATCTATCAGGGATAGAAGCAGGGTCACAAGTTACCCAATCATCTGGTTCATCCCATTCTAAACATCCAGAAGTATAAAAACTTGTAGATGGGTGTATACCAGCAGTACCATGAGCGGCTACGTCACTAGTATTATGTTCTAATATAAAAGGCATTCGTGTATTATCTCGCATAGCTAGAGGTTTCCACATGTGACACCTTTTTACTGTTCCAGTCAAACTTGCTACAGGGAATATTCTACCAACAGTTCCATAGTGAGCCATTGGGAAGTTATTAACTTTGAATGCAGTTGTTGATGTTACTTCACTTACAACCACAGAACAAGAATAATCTTTTGTTAAAGAATAAACAGATGTACTATCTATAGCTGAAGTTAAAGCGTCAGCGTCATCGTCCACTAAAAATAATTTATATGCACTACCATCTGAACCTAAAACAGGGAATTCCAATCCTGCATTAGTACCACCAGTAATTTTTAATCGTGAGTTTACCCAAAATTCATCAGGTCTATTCAAATCACTTTCTGAAGTATCTATAAGAGTTCTACCATCTCCACTAGTAGCAGTTCCTGTAACAGTTTCTTGAACGTCTAAAAACACTTCATCCCCTACAGAAAGACCGTGAGTATCAGAACATGTTACGGTAGCTAAAGCTTGTCTGTATCTACCACCTAAAGTTAAAGCAGAGCCCGTTCCTGTAACTGTAAGATTAGTTATAGATATAGTAGGATATATTGCTAAACCTGTATTACTTGCTCCGTCTGGTGTAGTTGTAAATGGAGCTGTATAAAAACCTTGAATTCTATGTTTAGCTATTTTTATTCTTCTTGTACCACCAGCCCCTGTGCTTAACGCTTGTATTGCAGGCGAAGAAGAGCCCGGACTATCACTAGGTATAGGAGAAGTATGCATGAACTTTCTGGCATCAGTATCACCACCGTCAGTAGCGGTATCTGTTGCTTTCATAATATCATACATATGTTTGATGTTGAAATGTAAAGAGTTTTTCTTAGAAGTAAATCCCATCACTAAATAATTTAAAGTATCTACATCACCATCTAACTCTGTAATATCTGATTCAGCAATTCTATTCCTCCACGAAGAAACTTTATCTGTCCCAAATAAAACTCCGTTAACACTATCTGGACCTGTTGGAAGTGTTCTATTCAATGTTTGTAAATTATTACCCGTACCGTTTGGTACCCAGTCATCATTATCAATAGCAGTTTTCAACGCCATAAAGTTAGAAGATAACATATCAGATGTCCAACTATAACCTGCAACACCATCTCTAGTTTTAGAATAATCTACACTTGTATCGTTAGTAGTTGCTGGTGCGGCTGTACCAGCTTCATTTACCCAATGTTCTATTGGTGATTTCTTATATGTTGCTTTTGTATCATCACTAGCAAAAATTGCAGCGTCACTCTGAGTTACTTGCACTCTAGCTAATATCTGTTTTGGTAACCACCTATTATCTTCATCTAAAAATTCAAAACCGGGTATAAAACTATATGATGTTTTATAAATACCAGTTTCATTTCTTAATCCGTCATCCTTCATACTGTTAAGTTCGTCAGTAACATTAGTAGAAGAATTAGTTTGTATTACATCAGAATTTCCTACTCCATGTGACAACCAATACTCGTGACCTGCGTCAAAATTATAATAATCAATAGTTCCTTCAGGATGTCTAGCATAACTTTCAGTAGCATCATATGTAACTGTAAATTTAGGGTCATTTACATCTACAACCGGACATCCAAGTGAAACTTCAGCAACCTGTTTATATACTTGATGTATTAAACCATCATTATCGTCCGAAATTACTAAAGATATTCTTTCACCGGGGCCTAAGTAATCTGCATCAGATGCACTCGAAGCTTCTTTTAAATCTAATAATTCTACCCTTAATACTTCTATAACACCAGCAGCTAAATTAACAACACCACCAAATGATAAAGTTGTCTTCCTTAATTTACCTCTATCTCCAGTACCAGCGCTGTTTATAGCTTGTGTGTGTTTACCTGTAGTTCTGTACGTAACTTCTACCTCTACTCCAGTTCTAGTAGTTTGTACAGTTGGATTAGCTAGTAGTTTTACATTACAACCTCTATATGTAGTAAAATGACCTGTTCCTGTTAAATTAGATACATCTGGTATAGGATTACCATCTGTATGTCTTAAAGTACTTTTATATGTAAACGTAGTTGCCGTTGAAACATCTTCAACGTATGCTGTTTCGTCGTAGGTATCGTTACTTAGGTTCAAAACTACTAAACTTCCAGTTTGTATTTCAATTTCTTCTGTATGAGTAACAGTTCCGACTCCACTAGCTAAATCACAGTCTGTGATTGTAATAGTTTGTCGGTCGCCTAATCTAAATAATTCATTGTTTATACCAGAGTATACTGTTTTTCTATCTGATTTTAAAATACCTACTGGTGGTTTAGGTGTTGGAGAAAATTTAGGTATACGTTCTGGAGAATTTGTATCCATCTCAATCATATATCTATCATTTCTTCCTGCTGTAAGTGAGCCAGTATTGTTTCCTACTATTGTATCAATACCGATAAGTCTATCTGTTGCAGTGGAACTTCCTGTACCCTGACCATTTGCCATATAAAATTTAGATAGATATCCATCTATAGACTTTACTCTAAGTTTTGGATAGTGGGCTCTATCTCTTGTAAATGTATGTGATGTAATAGCTACTTGTTTAGCTGGTTTACATTTTATTAAAGTATAATTAGCGTTATTATCTGGGTCGCCTCCCTCTCCATCGTCCCAATCAATATAGAATTCTGTCACTAGTTCATTAGCTTCGATTCTGAAAAAATATTTTTCATGAGTAAAGAAATTATATCCTGCTGCTTGGTCACCATTAGTTATTTCTGGTGAGCTTGATGTAACTTGTAACGGATTTGAATCTCTGATTGCGTCTTGTTCAGTCATGTATGCTTTTAATACAAAATTAGTTGGTGCTGCTCCTGCCATATTATATACCTACGATAAGCGGAACCCCGCTTTTTTAAATGATACAGGCGCAGATGTTGCTACCTGTTTTGATGTGTCACCACGTATATTGTGATAATCTTTCATAAATAATCTTGCTGTGTAGACTTTAGGTGCTCCTTCTTTACCAGAATCTGATATTTCTGTTACAGGTTTAGTAAAAATAAATTCATTGTCTGATGGAACTATTGGATATAAACATTTAGGATATACCACTACTTCTTCTATTCTACCTTTGTAGTGATTACCACTACTCTTGTCTCCTCCTAAAGTAAATGCATTTGTACTTTCGTAAAGGTCTTCCCCTCGGTTTCCTGACGATGTCGGCCAAGTTGGATTAGCTCCAGCAGTTAAATCAAAATCATTTATTACATGTGTCATACCTGTCTGGTCTACTAATTTACCATTAATAAATAACTTACAATTACCAAACGTCAAGTCTGCATCAAACGTTACTATTATACTATATGGTATTTCTCCATCAACTATTATGGTTGAAGATTGTAATTCCACATAATTTGAAGATGTTTGATATATTTGTGCTTTTATAGAGTAGGCATCGCTACTACGACTTAATATTATATTAACTGGGTCAGAACCAAGTATATAGTCTTCACTATCACTATCTATGGTATCTGGAATAGTATGAACAACCCACGTTGCCTCATGTTCTAACTGTCCAAGTGTATTACCACTAGAAGGATTATATTGAACATGGTCGTTATCACCATCAAATCTTAAACTGAATCCTCCTAAACCTTCTACATCATATTTTACACCAGTCTCAGATAGATTGGCAGTTCTTGATGTAGTGCCAGTATCTGTATTATTAGCAAAGGCTAAGTTTTCAATTTCAGAAGGATTTGACCCATGAGCGGTTCTATCATTCAACTCGCTATTGTCTAGAGGTAAGTGTAATATAGCGTTATGATATTGATTTGGAGCAGGTACTTCATCTATATATAGTAAACCATACCATAAATCTTCTGCCTCACAAGACCATTTAAATTTAGGATAATATGCATTTTCTTCGTCTGGACCTACTTCTAAAAGTGGTGTTGGCGGTACCTCATCAAAAAATTGACAAAACAATTGAGGTTTTATATTATCATTAGTAGCACCTGTCGTAAAAATATCTATCTCATAGTGCCCTCCGGTCGTTGTATCAGCTTCGACATAAAGTCCTATATCATCTCCGGGCATAACTTTATCTAGTTCTACCATATTGTCTAAATTAGCATATTTAGTTCCACTTGTAGAATGACCCACTGTTGCTACATATCCAAATTTATTTTTATCACCTTTGTTTTCGTAATTACCATAACCATAATCTTTATCTAAAACTAAACTAGAGTTTTCTGTAGTACTATCTAAATTCCAACTGAAATTTTTATAAGATTCGTCTGTATATAATGCTTCGTTATATGTAAATCCTAGTGAATCAACAACAGTATCTGGATTAGAATCATCACTTAAGAAACCAAAAATACTAGAATATGCTCTGTCTTCAATAAAATTGTCACTATCATCTGTTAAGAAAAAGTGGAAAGTCAACCAATAAGCTTTAGGACTAATAAACCATGTATGTAATTCATCTTGTTTGATAACGTTATTTTGTACAGCAACCGCTGGTGTTACAGTTGCTCCATCGGTGTGTGTAGCAGCTGTTGTGCTTAAAACACCCCTAGTTAAGCCTTTTAACTTTTTAGTCTCTAAACCGATAGATTTATATTGTATGTATTCTGAACCTATTAGAACTATACCTCCTGTATCTACACCTGTTAAACCATCAACAGAAGTAAGAATTACATTATCATCTGAGGAACTTATACTTCCTCCGTTGTTACCAGTAGTAGTGGTAAATGAACCAGCTAAATATAAATTAGTATCTACTTTAACGTAACCCGTTGTATAGTCAATATCTAGTATTTTACAGTCAATATAGTTACCAGAACCATCTGAAGTGGCATCATCTGGGTCTTTATTATATTGAAATATTCTAAATGTCATTTCGCTACTGCCGGGTGAATTGTTAACTTTAAGTAAATGAGGATTTGCTACTTGCATTTCACTTTTACTAATAATCCTAACTATCTTAGCAGAAGCTAATATATGTTCTCTAGAGGTAAACGTACCCGAACCATCAACCCAGTCAGCGATGACAGCACCGTTTTTCGTAAAATCATCTACTTGATAGCTACCAGCGTCTGTTATAAAATAAGAATCCCTATTTAAATCACCTTGAGAATTACCATCTGTCATTTGGTCTTCGTTTATCTGTTTACCATTATATGCGTAGGCTGTAGAATATCCTATGGCAAAGTTCTGTACTGTGGTATTATTAGTAGAACTTGATGTAGCTATAGTAATATCCCCAGCATCATCTGTTTCTAACTCTGTTAAACCGGGAGTATTACTGTTTAATTTTCTTAAACCATTAAACCAAAAAACACATTTTTCATCATCGTCAGTAGTAACGCCATCTTCACAATTACCGAGCATAGCTTTGTAAGATTCATGTCCTATAACTAGTGTATGTCTGTTAGGAACATTGATAACTTCTGCTAAACTACCTGTTTTACTGTGTGGAGTACCGAAGAATCCATCTGCTGTAAAATGTCTACTAGCTATAACTTCTATATTTTTCATCTGGATATTACTGTTAGAATATCTATTTTCATACCTTACACTACAATTATCAGCATCTGACATACCACCTGCGCATTTGACACTATCAAGATGTACTACTATATTAGAATCTAATTGCATACCATAATCTAAACCAGTAAATGAAGTGCTACCTACATATGCAGTTTCTGTGTGGTCACCTGTTGAAACACTGCTACTTGCCGGTAAATCAATGTGTGTATTAACAATTCCCATATTTAAGTAAGCTGGCCAATCACTCCAATTTGTATTTTGTCCGTCACTTTGTGTGCTTCCAGCGTTAGCAGCAACACCGTTAGCCATGAATTGGTATCCTCCTAATTTTTCACCTTTTGTATCTAACCATTCATAAGTTATATACTTTTTGTCAGGGTCTGCAAATATAGAAAGTGTTACCCATTCTCCTGTAGGTAGTCTAGTTCCTCTATTAGTTGGAGCTTCTCCAGTAGTACCAGAGCCTACTAATAAAACATTATTGAAAGCGTCAGAACCTCCTTGGTCCCAATCATCGTACCAATCAAGGTGTTTATCTATACTAACCCCATGGTTCCAGTCATCATTACCAGAACTAGGGTATGCATTAGCTGGCCAATTCATTGGTTGTGCTACCATTTGTCCTTGGAAATTCACAATCCACCAACCAAACATACCAGCACCAGCAGTAGTCCCAAGGTCATCTGTTGTATCATTATCATTTCCTCTTTGCATACTTTGGTGATAATCATATATATGACCTGTAGGTGAATCTACTTGATTCATTTGGTTCTGTGACATTAATATAAAGAAACATCTTTCTAAACCAAATTTACCAACTCCACTTTTATCTAAATTATCGGCATGATACATTGGTAATTGTGGCATATCCATTACTCTAAAGGTTATATCTGTTCTACAACCATATGTATATTGGTCAGTGTGAGTTGAAACAGATGGAGAAGTTGTTAAATCACTATCCAGTTGTATAGGTCCCGGTAAAGGAACAGACATAACTCTACTGATAGCCCTATTTGCTGTAGCCTTTGTAACAGTTTCATTATCGAAAACTGGTAAGCGGTCATCATGATATGCCCATTTAGAATTGAAGGATAATCCAACTCTTCCATCTTTACCGTAATTTGTTCCTGAATCTATTCTTGCAAAACATATTTCTCTTTCAGTGGTAGCAAATTCAGAAGCAGAACTTCCACCACCTTCAGTTACACTAAAAGTAGTAGATTCTTTCAAAGCATGTATACCACTATAATCATCAGGTTTAAAATAACTCCTATCATTCTGTTTATCTACAACAAGGTTAGTGTAACCTGCTGCACGTCTGTGAGGCTCTGAGCTTACATGTGAATAGTGTACAACGTTAGCGTCTGCCTTCCATTCTGGGTCATCTCTAAATCTTTGACGACCATTTTTAGGAATCAACAGTTGTTCTCCGTGAATAGCTTCAGCTAAACTATATTTTTTCTCTTCTAACGCTATGATTTCTAATTTGTCACCGATAGGATTTGTAGAAGTACTCACATTGACAGTAGTTTTGTATCTTTCTAATTCTTCAGCATCAAATCCACCAGTAGTATTCCATGAATAAAGCGCTCTACCATTAAGCACGTCTGACCATAAAATATAAGGTTCCGTTTCTACTAAAATACCACTATCTACTTTTACAGTACGACCAAATCTATATTTAGATGTTTGAGTAAAATCTAAAGCCCAGTCATACGTAGGGTTTAGCATTTTGTTTCTAGAATATGTAGAATAAATCATATAATCTGTAACATAGTTAGTTGAAGGTGCTCCCGAATTTGTTGTTTCTGCTATATTAAATTGTCCTATGTTGGGTGGTGGTGTATCTACTCTATAAAAATATAAATTTTTATTCATTTGTACAAAATCATTGTCCGGATTAATATCTGTAGCATTATATTTAAGAGTCATACCTGAAAACACTGCGTCACCATATTTAGGAGGGTCTTGCACTTTTGCTGCAAACAAATATCTCAAATCAGCCATATTGTCATTTATTCGTACTTTAGCGTCAGGGGTTTTGTTCCAGAAAAAACAGTCAGGAAACGTAGCACTTACTCCACCGTCTACAGGAGTCGTAGCTGTAAATGGACCATTGTCACTTATTTGGTAAAATACAGTCCCATATCTATTTCTATTATCTAACCTTACTTGTGTTCTTCCTACTAATAACTGTTCACCTGTTACGTATTGTGCCATTTTATACTAAATCCTCCAGACTTCTTGCTAATACTAATGCTCCAGAACCACCTGCTGCGTCCATACGTAAAGCTAAAGGTAGAACTTCTGCTATACGATTAGCAAAGTCTTCAGCATCATTAGTTACAACGTCGCCCTGTATATTTAAAGTTATGGGTGTCCCTCCTACCATACCTGCTGTCTTAGATATAATAGTTTCACCCGGTTCTACCATTACTTGTTGATGTCTACTACCTAGTCCTCCACCTCGCGGTCCTCCAGTATCATACATCATTCTACCACCCATATCATAAGTATCGTAATCTATTTTTGGTGGTTGCATCATTTCTTGCATCTTGACATTAAGTCCTGCAAATAAAGCAGCAGTTCCTGCTACCAGTCCTGCATAAACGAATGGACTTATTGGTCCAGAGAAACCTGCTGCAACAGCAGCATTCTTTAATTGTATTGCCATAGCTAAACCTAACATAGCACCAGCAGCTGCACCTATAGCGGCTGCCATAATCCTACTACCCTTAGCCATTTTATCTGTAAGTGCAACCATAGCTAACATTATAGCCATACTTCCTGCTTGTGATAATGCTAAAGCTGAATAAGAAGCCATTAAAGACATATTAGCACCTACTAATTTACCATTAGTAAAAATCTGTAACATAGCCTTTTTAGATTCTTCATTCATCAAATTTAATCTGAAAGCCATTAACATATTTTGAATAGGTAACAGTGCATTCAATGTTTTAAATATAATTACATATTCTATTAGTCTAGGACCTAATAAATCAAATACTTTAACAGCTAGTTTAAGTGGAACTGTCATTAAACGTATAACACTACCTAAATCATGCCCTTCTTGGGATAAATTTTCAACAACTTTTATTACAACTTTAACTAAATCATGAAATTCATGTAAAGCGTCTATAACAAAATCCCTTAATGTTTCACCTAATGGTGTCAAACCTGTTACTACTCCTTCTTCCATAATAACTATCATACCTTGGAATTCTGAAGTTATATTATGTAATACCATAGCAAATTCATTTAAGAAACCATTAGCTTTACCTACTTCATCTGCCATCAAAAATGGTGCTTGAAGTGCGTTTTTAATTAATTGTATACTTCTAGCTAAAGATTGTTGCTGGATGTCTGCCATTTCTGTTGCAGCTCCACTTGAATTAGCTAAATCATTAACTGCTCCTTGGAATTCATCAGCATTTTGTACTAAATGAACAAAGGCAGTGGCACCTCTAACGTTTAAATCTTCAAGTAATGTAGTCATCAAATCTACATCAGATGCTGCTGGACCCATAGCCATTTGGAAATCTTTTGCTATTTCTGTCAACATTTTAAAGTTACCTTCTGCATCCATGATTTCTACACCCATTTTACGGAAAGCAGCCTCATTATCATTTGCGTGTTGAGCAAACTCAGCTAATGCTTGACGTAAACCACGACCTGCAATACCTGCTTCTAAAGCACGGTTAGTTAAAACTTCTAATGCTCCAAGTAATTGGTCTATATTCTGTCCAGTGGACACGAAGAAAGGCATAGCGAACTTGACAGCACTAGCTAAATCTTGATATTCAATCAAAGATTTGTTAATAGCATGAGCAAATTTGTCTGTAAGTTCAGCAGAATCACTCATCTGCAAGCCAAAACCAAAGATTGTTTGAGTTGTTAACTTAGCTATAGTCTCATGGTCACCTTGAACAGCCATAGATAATTTCAAAGTATTACCTAAAACTTCCATAGATTCATTTGCATCTAAACCTGCCGATGCTAAAGTATATAAACCTTGTGATGCATCTTGCATTGAAATACCATAATTGTTACCGAAAGATACAATTTGGTCTGATAATCCGAATAAAGTTTCTTGATTTGTCTGGAAAATAGACTGAGCGTTCATCAATTCTTCTTCAAACGCCATAAATGTTTGTCTAACTCCATCTAATTTATTAAAAAATGCCATAGTAGCCGCTGTAGAAACAGCTAAGGCACCTACTAACGTAGTTTTAAAAGATTGAGCCATTGAATCAATTTGTCTGTTGAATTGTATAGCTAAATCTCTTTGTAGTTTCATGTTTTCAACAGTCTTTCTACGTTCGTTGTTATTGTCTTTTTCCCTTCGTTTATAATCTTGTTGCCCTTTTGCCTCTTCTTTTCTTCTTTTAGATTCTACAGAAGATAAAGCTCTATCTGTGTTGATTTGTTTATTTTTATCATCAATCAAAGCTTCAACTCTAGTCTCTGTATGTTTTAATTCTTTATTAATTTCTGTTTGTAATTCTTTTTCTACTTTGAGTGTACGAGCTAATTTTCTTCTTTCTCTTTCTAATTTTTTAGTTTCAGCATTAACTTTTGCAAATTGTTTTGAATCTACTCCATGAGCTTCTTTTACTCTTTTTCTTTCTAGTTGTGCTGACTTGACTTCATCATCTTTTAGCTTATGTTGTCTTTTAAGCTCTTTGATGTTTTCTTTATTTAATTGTTGTCTACCCTTTAACTCTTTACCTATCTGTTGTTGTTTTTTAAGAATATTATCTAAAACAGCTTGACCCATTTTACGGTCTTCAGGCGTACCACCCATAGTAGCAGACATATCTTCTTGCATAGTAGCTGCATCACCAACGTCAACTCCAGCCTCAGCCATGCTAGTTCTAAATTCAGCCATATTAGCTTTCATAGCATTTAGTTGTTGAGCTTGTTCTTTAGCTACATCAGGAAATTTAGCTTCAAAAGCAGGAGTAGGTTCAGGTGGTGGTAATGAAGCAGAGGCTTGTAAAGCTGATAGTGCTGCTTGTCTTCCTTCTGCTGCTGTTTTTTCAGCAGATTTCATATCTTGTTTTAATTGGTCAAATGATGCTTTTGACCTTTGGTCTAAGATTTTAGAAGCTTGCATACCTTGTTGGGTCATCTGCATTTGGGCTTGAGCACCTGCTTTACCTATGGTGCTCAAATCTCTCTGAGTTTGACCTAATCCATCTACTGCAACTGATATGACTCCGTGTTGTCGGAATGCTACTTGTCTACCTGCGTCTGCCATTTTATATTAAACCTGCTTCTGAAAAGGATTTGGCACTTTTGACAAGGCCATATTTTCTTTTCTTCGCTAGATACTCACTCCATTGTTGTCTAACTTCAGGTTTACTTTTGAAAGTTTCTTTGAGGTCTTCAGCACTATATCCATCAAATGAATGAAGGACATTGTATTCTGACAGTCCACTAACTAAACCTTCCAATTCAAACCTTGGAGTTGTTTTTATTTCCATCCAACTCATATTTAAATCTTTCATGAGAGGGATGACACAGCCCACCACAAAGGGTGAGTTGCTCATCCAATTCAAAAATCCGATTCTGTTGAGTTTTTGGTTTGCATTACCGTATTAGAAATAGACCACCTTAATGTTGTGGGTAAGAGTTTCCAAGAATCTCCATCTAATGATTTACCATCAGGATTTAAATCGTTTGCTTTGTTTATCATAGCAAGCATTCTTTCTGAAGCAATTTCAGCATAGTGCTGTGTTTCATCTGCTCCTTCTGCTGGCATAGACATTTTTGGTTCTTCTGACTCTGTCAATTCACACCATTGTACCGGTAGAACTCTACCTTGGTATTCTATTTCTGCACTTTGGACCGTTTGTGTCAAGCTTACTAGCTCGTCAATGGTCCACATTTCCTTGTTTTCCATAGTTTCTCCTATTCTTCTTTTTCTTCAAGAACTTCAGGTTTTTCTTTTTTAACCTTCTTTTCTTTCTTTTCTTTTTTAACAGGTGCAGGAGCTTCTTTTGGCTCCTCCATCTCTGCTAATAAATCATAAGCTACTCCCATACTGGGTGCTTCTGCCTTTGATATTTCTATCCATTCACCCTCTTGGGTTTTGAATGAAAATTTTTCATCATCTTCTAAAGTATTAACGATTGTTCTCATTATAACTCCGTCAATGCTGTCATAGTAGTATTTGCGTTAGCATCTCCACCAACATGTTTAGAGTCTACTTCAGAATAAAATTCTAATGTTTCTTCTTGGATACCTTCTGGTGATAAAGATACTGAATAACCAGTAATACAACAGTTTCTAAATGTCATAATAGCACCTGCGTGCTTTTCTTTAACATGAACTCTGTATCCCATGTGAGTCCATTTTGCTGCGGATACTGTTCCATCCGCCCCGCTATTTACTATTTCATAAGCATTACCGTTAGCTGCATCTAAGTGACCAGCTAAATCAGTATTTGCTACTTCAATTTTACCAGTTGTGGTATAAGCTAATATACCCATTCTTCCAGCTCTGTATAAAGCTTCAAAATCATTATCAGACTTTTTACGTGTTATTGAAATTGTAAAATTTTTCTTAATCTCTGCTGCTAATTTGGTGTTTTGTCCGAAATAAGCTATATCTTCATCAACTTTATCTACAGTAACTTCAATACCAGTTACATCAGATAGAGTATTTATTTCATCTGTTGAAGCTTCTGTATCAGTTACTTCATCAGCATCTACCAAACCTAAGGCAGTATCTGAACCTGATGCTGCACCACCACGGTGCATAGGCCAGAATCTATTCTTAACCAAATCTGTAGGACCTACATCTGTTGGTCCGTCTTGGTGACCTGTAACTGCTAAATCACCGTTGGTATTTTTTATACCTAGTGAATAGTGCTCTGTAGTAAAGGCAACACGAACATCTCTTCCTTGAAAGTATGCCATGTATTAACCTCAGAATCCTGAAACGGTTGACTTTTGTTCGTTTATTCCTACAACAGGTGTAACGTGACTCATTAATTCAATAGTTTCTTCTTGAACACCATCAGCACTCATAGTTGCTGAATAACTTGAAATTTGACAGTGTGGTATAGACAATACATCTACTCCATCATCAAATGCAAGGTGTACTCTGTATCCAAAATGTGTCGAAGCTGGTTGAATTAATGCTGTGTGGGATTGTATTCCTGCACCTGCACTAGTCATGCCGTATCTTCCTTGCTGAAATAACAATTCTAAGTGGTTGTTAGATTTCTTTCTTGTAATTGTTATTGTAGTTTCTTTCTTAATCTCTGCTTTGAGAGTCGTTCGCTGTCCTAAGTATGCAACATCCTCGTCAACTGCTCCTATGCTTACATCCACACCTGTTACGTCTGTGAATGGAGTCATAGAACCTGTGGTTAATACACCGGCAAAAGGGTCAGAAACATCTCTACCAGCTACTAAACCATCACCTGCGGTGACGGCTGCGTCTGCATCTGCTGCAATAGCTGTGGATGAAAAACTTATACCCTTACCGTCGACTTCGGTTGTCAATGCTACTTTAACATCTCTTCCTAGTAAGTATGCCATATATGGTTTCTCCTGCGTAGCGTCCTACGCTAACATAATTAAGTAGGGCACGCTAGTATATAAAGGTTTCCCTGATTGGTGCAATATGGCTCTACTAATCTCCCTATACTCTCTTAATATAGCTATTATATATATACTTATCTATTTTTCCTAGTATCGCCTACGAATTCTGTTCCATAGAATGGTGAAGCCCAGAAAGTGTAGTTTGGATTTGCTGCGCCTAATTGCTTTGCTAATTGATTACCGTATCCTCGTAAATAGTTACTGAACATCCGTGGAGACTTGCCTTCAAGCTTATTTTGTGTCTCCTCGTGAAATTTGTTAGCAACATTATCTGTAACGCCTTCTGCTAATCTTTCAAGAATATCATTGGTGTCTTTACTTTCTAATGGAGGTATAAACATATCCATAACTACTCTTGGTCTAGCTCTGCCATTTATAGCTAAATTACTACCATTTATAACTGCTTTAGTATTTCTATTTCCAAAGCCTTGTGATACGAGACCTGCGGCTGTAGTATCGTTTAAAAATTGATTAACTGTTACGTCTTTGTAATATCCATTTATTCTAGCTAAATTATATAAAGCAGGACCATCAAAAACATGTGTATCTTTAAGTCTAACATCTTTAAACTCAAACGCTCTACTTCTGTTACTGGCTGCAAAGTTACGTAGGAATGCCGCAGCAGTTCTATGTTTAGGTTTATGTTCTAAGGTAAATGTATCATAAGAACCAGCAGATGTAGCATTCCAATTACCAATCCAGTGAAATATGTGAGACATGATAGCTTTTCTGTGGTGAAAACCTAATTTTTGTGATACGAGTTCAGCAGCAGCAGCAGCTGTTTCAACGTTTGTTGAACCTTTTGGGTCTCCGAAAGGATTACGCATTTCATCTGCTGAAACTTGATTACGGCCAGTCAATTCTTGTGTGAATTTTCTTAAATTAGCTATTACAGGATTCCATTGTGGTATAGCTTTTGAATTGTAATAATCTTTCATTTTTTTTCTAATATCCATGTCTGTTGCCTTTTGATATTCTGCTTCACCCATCAATGCTCCTTCAGTTAAACTGTGGTGTCTACTTCTTGATTGTTCTGCACTAGAAATACCTAGTTCTTGTGTTACATCTACACCTACAATTTTATTACCTATCTTTATAAAGGCATCCATAGGTTGAGTTACTCCGATGGGGTCGCCAGTTGCTTCTTCTGGAGACGCTTGTTCTTCAAATGCCGCCCTTGAACGGTGTGCTTCTGCTCTTACTTCTATTGTTTTTTGATTAGCTAATCTATCTATTTTTACGTCATCTAAAGATATTTTATTAAGGCCAGATACTAATTCACGTTGATACTGTCTAGTATATAAACTTGCCTTTGCTCTATACTCTTCAAATAATCCATGGAATACTTTAGAAACTGCACTATCAGCAGGGTTAATTGCATTTTTAAAACGTTTATCAAATAACATCCTACCTCTCATTGGAACTCCTGTAGCACTTGTCATTACTGCGCCTTTAGCTAAATTTAAAATAGTATTACTTTCTTCGTTAATTTGACTAGTAAAATTTTTCTCTGCTTGTTTTAAGTTAGCATGTTGATACCATACATTACTTCCTCTTATAGGATAGGTTCTATTAAAATTAGGTTTACCATCCCAGTCTACTCCTTGAACTTTCAATAGACCTGATGTATGACCATAACTATGACTTTTCCAACTTGCTGTACCTGTCTTACCATATGCTGTAGGATAGAACCCTGAGGTTAACGCATACCTACGTGAAAATATCATTATGTTCTAAAGTTTTTGAAGTATAATGTAAACTGTGCGGTTGCACCGTACCATTGGAAGTTTTCTAAGAAACCTATATCTCTATATCCATCTAAATGTCTCTCTAAAACTTCTAACTCTTCTTCTTCATATATTGTCCAATCTATGTCTGCTACATGGTTTGCTACGTTTATCATTAACCAATTCAACAGTTTACGTTGTTTATATACATCACCAGAGATAGTTAACTCTGTTTCTTTTTCACATATAAGATGTATCAAATATTGTACACCATACACTTCACCTGTGCCAGCAGTTCCACTAGCACCAAATGTAACATCCTGCCCAAAGAATTGTTCTTCGAAACCAGAACCTATCATTTGAACAATAATAGCAGGAAACTTTAGTTCTTCAGTTTCAGGAAACTCTCCATATACAAACACGTCGCCTGTAACATCGTTGTTAATTTTGTCACTGATTCCCATCATCAGCGCCCTTTCTATTACGTTCAAATAATCTTTTGCCATTCTACCACTTTACCCTGTTAGCCCAGTATGCAGCTGACATCTTTCCTTTCGCTATATTTTTAGCATGACGTGCTTTAAAAGACTTACGTCTTGCTTTTTGTCTCATAGATTCACCTTTTTTAGGTTTACCTGCTGTTCTAACTCCTTGTTGTCCAAATCTAATAAGTTTTGTTTTACCACCTTCTTTTGCCACAACTACATGTGATTTCTTTGGGTGATTAGGAGTTCTCTTAGGTTTATTATAAGCTGATACTCCTGCTCTAGTTAGTTTTGGGTCTTTCTTTTTCCTTGGTGCCATTTATTTACCTACCTTTTTCATTGCTGTTGTGTGGGATTGAGAAAAGGTTTGTCCATTCTTCATAGCCTTTACCATCTCTCGTAGATGTTTTGCTGAATGGTGTTCACCATGTCTTTTCATGGTTGTCTTTTGCCTTTTGTTAAGTCCTTCTAGACTTACTCCCTTAATCATCTCAGTAGCCATATTTCTTTTTCTTTGATGTCTTTTTCTTCTTAACTTTGTATGCCATCTAAATCGACCTCCTTCTTACTCCTCTCGCTATTTTTTTAGAATATTTAGCTCGACTTCCTACACCACCAGCTTTACGCTTCTTACGATTTGTAGCTGCTTTTTGTGCAGGTGTTAGCGAATCACGAACTTTCTTTGGTAAATATCTTCCCCTTTTTGATTTTGGTTTCTTTTCATCCTTTTTAGTCACATATCCCCATTTTTCATCTGTCCACTTTTTGAGTGACCTTTGTGACTTTTTACGGGTGCTCATTTCTTTTTTCCTTTCTTTTTTAAAGCGTCAAAGTCTGCTTTAGTTATCATGTTGAATGGTGGGGCTTGTTTTGCAAGCTTTCTTTGTGCTGGAGATAGTCTCATAGACATACCTCTCTTTGGACCATTCCTATTTTTCTTAGTGTGACCGGGCATTATTCTTCTTCTCCTATATTCTCTAATAGTTTTTTATACCTTTTGTATAACTGCGGACTCATCTATATCCTCCGCCTCTTGCTTTATATTGTTTTGCTAACATCTGTGCTTTACGTGCAGACCATTGACCGGGGGCTCCCCCTTTACTTCCAGCTTTGATTCGTTGAAACAAACGTTTTCTCATTGCTGGTTTAGTATAATTACCTGCTTCGTTTACTCTACTCTTTTTCTTAGCCATATGTTCTTCTCCTTGATGTTCTATCTCCTCTGACTCTTACGGCTTTAACTTCCATAAGTTCATCTCTGTAATCTTTAATACTTTCTACGCGCCATTCGGCTGATTTATAAAAATAAACGTCTTTTATATCTAATGGTCCAGAACTTGTTAAATAAACTTTTACACTTCCAAACTCATTTTCATCTTCTGATATAGGGTCATTTATCATCCTGTCCATATCAAAACTGCCTGTTATTGCAGCTGTAAACTCATTACGTACTCCATTTTTATAAACTGATGTAGTATCTCCTGCTGATACATTTCTCAAAGGTAAATCAAATGTAGTGTATATGTTATTTGATAAAGCCATATTACCATCCCATTTAAGTGTACAAGCTGAATCACTTATTTTACCTGAAGCTAATATATAGTCTACGGTAGCGGTAGATTTTAATTTGAATTGAACTCTATCTATTTCATAACCGGGGAAACCTGAACCAAAACCTGAGTTAGTTTGAGCTGGAACAGTGTGATTTCCATATGAACTTGTTTCATTGACCCCATTATGTTGTATAATTATCCTTTCCATATCTATAAGTTTGTCATATGTTTCTATCTCACTGAATTGATAATTTGAATGTGAAGCATTTCCGTCATCAGAATTTGCCCCTATGTAACTAAAATTTGGTAATCGTCTAATATATTCGTGTGGTGGTAAATAAAAGGTACATTCACCTGATATTCTATGTCCTGTTCTCTCTAGCTTACCAGAACGGCTCGTAATGGGCGATTGTATGGCCTGTAAGCCCGGTAAAACCATTGATGGACTGTTTACATGGTAAGCGGCATTCGTACCCGCAGATTGCGCGGCAGAGCTACTTTCTTCATAACCAAAACTTACAGCTGGTCCAGACAAAGAAGTAGTCCCACTACCTCTACCTGAAGCACTGCTTGCTTTGGTTGTCATAACTTCTTTACGGAAAATGGCATCTCTAGCAAAAACTAAGTCACGCACTTGATTTGTACGATGTCCTAAATGTCTTAATAACTTAGGGAAGTTTACTGAACCTAATTTTACTGAGGTGCCTGTACCAGTCATTTTACATATTCCTTGGTTTTTGTCTTACGTTGAGTGTATTATCACTACCGTCTATATTCTTGTGCCAATCGACACTACCTTGGTCTGGGTCTGCATTATATGATGTCATCTTAATACTCAATGCTGTTTCAGTCTTGAGTGCGTCAAATGCCATTTGCTCAAACCTTTTGTATGGTTCTTCATCTGCAAAAGATACAAACAAATCTCCTACCTTAAGGTTTTCAACTCCCATACCATTTTGTGCTATACTTGTCAGATAAGAGGTATAGTATATAACAGCGTTATCGTGTGAGTTTTTTGTATCTACAGTATAAGTACTACCTAGTTGGTCTTCTACCCACTCAATAGCCATACTGACTAACTCAGATAAATCTGTATCGTCTACTTCTGTAGCTTCTATACCTGTGAGTAGTCTAACTCTTGTGCCTATCTGGTCTAAATCTAATGTTGAATCTCTTGTTATCGCCATTACATCATCCCCCAAGCACCTACGCCAGTAGCTGCTGTCAAAGCAGAACCTACTAACCAACGTACTTGTCTTTTAATATCTTCTTCCCACATCTCGTGGTGTGCTAAATGGTTTGTAAAAAGATTTTCGAACTTATCCATTCTATTATAAATGTTCTTAATCCTTTCATCCATGCGAATCAATAATTCTATCTTCTCTTTTTCTTCCATATCTATGGACTCCATGCTGGTACGTAGTATGTCTGACCGTTAGTAGCTACAAATGCTAAATAACCTACTGGATTTCCTGCACCTGTCATTGGTGGGTGATTGTGTATTACTGGTCCTGCTGCTGCACCATTTATCGTAATTGGCCCTCCTAAAGAATCCGTCATTCCGAGTGATGCGTCTGCGGTAAATGCTGGGGCACTTCCTCCACCACCACTTGGACCTGTAGGACCTGTAGGACCTGTTGGTCCTGTTGGACCTGCTGGACCTGTTGGACCTGTTGAACCTGAACCACCAGTCTGTCCTTTCTGTCCCTTAGAACCTGATGGACCTGTTGAACCTGAACCAGTCTGTCCTTTCTGTCCTTTAGCACCTGTAGGACCTGTACCACCACTAGAACCAGATGAACCAGTTTGTCCTTTCTGTCCCTTAGAACCTGTTGGACCTGTTGAACCTGATGGACCTGTGCCACCTGTCTGTCCTTTCTGTCCTTTAGAACCATCAGAACCATCACTACCATCAGAACCACCGGGACCTGTTGGACCTGTTGGACCTGTTGGACCTGCTGGACCTGTGCTACCTGTTGGTCCTGTACCACCAGTCTGACCTTTTTGACCCTTCTGTCCTTTTGAACCGTCACTACCGTCAGAACCATTTGAACCTGCTGGACCTGAAGGACCTGCTGGACCTGTAGGACCTGCTCCTCCAGTTTGTCCCTTTTGTCCTTTAGAACCGTCAGAACCATCAGAACCATCAGAACCATTGTTACCTGCTTGTCCTTTCTGTCCTTTTGCACCTGTTGGACCTGTTGGACCAGTTCCTCCTGTAGAACCTGTTGGACCTGTGTTACCTGTTTGTCCCTTCTGACCTTTTTGTCCCTTTTGTCCTTTAGAACCGTCACTACCATCAGAACCATCAGAACCATTAGAACCTGTTTGTCCTTTCTGTCCTTTCTGACCTTTTTGTCCTTTGTCACCTGTTGGTCCTGTACCACCTGCTGGACCACCGGGACCTGTTGGACCTGCTGGACCATCGCCACCTGTTTGTCCTTTTTGACCTTTTTGTCCTTTAGAACCATCAGAACCATCAGAACCATCAGAACCTGCTGGACCACCGGGACCTGTTGGACCTGCTGGTCCTGTGCCACCAGTTTGACCTTTTTGACCTTTTTGTCCTTTGTCACCAGCTGCACCTGTACCACCAGTCTGTCCCTTTTGTCCTTTTTGACCTTTAGAACCATCACTACCGTCAGAACCATTTGAACCTGCTGGACCTGTAGGACCTGCTGGTCCTGTACCACCAGTCTGTCCTTTCTGACCTTTTTGACCCTTTTGTCCTTTAGAACCGTCACTACCGTCAGAACCTGCTGAACCTGTTTGACCTTTTTGTCCCTTTTGACCTTTCTGTCCTTTAGAACCGTCACTACCATCAGAACCTGCTGGACCACCGGGACCTGTTGGTCCTGCGCCTCCAGTTTGTCCTTTCTGACCTTTCTGTCCTTTGTCACCAGTACCACCAGTATTACCTGTCTGACCCTTTTGACCTTTTTGTCCTTTTGCACCTGTTGGACCTGTACCACCTGTTGGACCTGTACCGCCAGTATTACCTGTTTGTCCTTTCTGTCCCTTTTGTCCTTTTTGACCTTTCTGTCCCTTGTCACCATCTGAACCGTTAGAACCTGCTGAACCTGTTGGACCTGCTGGACCATCTGCACCAGTTTGACCTTTCTGACCTTTCTGACCCTTTTGTCCTTTAGAACCATCAGAACCATCGGAACCAGCAGAACCTGTATTACCAGTTTGTCCTTTTTGTCCTTTTTGTCCTTTTTGTCCTTTTGAACCTGTAGGACCTGTTGGTCCTGTACCACCTGTACTACCAGTTTGACCTTTTTGACCTTTTTGTCCTTTGTCACCAGCTGCACCTGTACCACCAGTCTGTCCCTTTTGTCCTTTTTGACCTTTAGAACCATCACTACCGTCAGAACCATCAGAACCTGCTGGACCAGTTGGACCTGTACCACCTGTTGGTCCTGTGCCACCAGTATTACCTGTTTGACCTTTCTGACCTTTCTGTCCTTTGTCACCAGCTGCACCTGTACCACCAGTTTGACCCTTTTGTCCTTTTTGTCCTTTCTGACCTTTAGAACCATCACTACCATCAGAACCATCAGAACCTGCTGAACCTGTGTTACCTGTTTGTCCTTTTTGTCCCTTTTGACCTTTTTGTCCTTTTGCACCTGTAGGACCTGTTGGACCTGTTGGACCACCGGGACCTGTAGGACCGTCGCCACCAGTCTGTCCTTTCTGACCTTTCTGACCTTTATCACCTGTTGGTCCTGTGCCACCTGTTTGTCCTTTCTGTCCTTTAGCACCAGTTGGACCTGTTGGTCCTGTAGCTCCAACGTCACCAGTTCTTGCAAACGTTATTGTTACGTCTTCACCGTCACTAAATGGACTTGTAGCAGAAGAATCAACTGTACTTACGGTTATATCAAAGTATCCTGACTTTTCAGAAAGAGAAGATATAGTCATAATTAAAAATTGTGAAGAGTCAGTTAGATTAGTAATCTTAGCATGTCCTTTAATTGTAGATGTACTATCATCAATAGTTCTTAAGAACGCTTGTATATCAGTACCATCTAAATCAGAATCATCAATATATATTCCGGTTGCACCGTTCTGTGTAGCATTATCTAACCTTAGTTTTCCTGCACCGGGGTCTGAATCTGTAGTTGTTGTGCTGAAATCGTATTTAAACGTTGCACCTCCGAAACTACCTTGTGGACCAGTTGGACCAGTTGGACCTGTTGGACCAGTTGGACCTGCTACTGAACTATCTGCACCTGTTTGACCTTTTTGTCCCTTTTGTCCTTTTTGTCCTTTAGAACCATCAGAACCATCAGAACCAGCAGAACCTGTTTGACCTTTTTGTCCTTTCTGTCCTTTTTGTCCTTTTGCACCTGTTGGACCTGTCGGACCTGTGCCACCTGTAGAACCTGTTTGACCTTTTTGTCCCTTTTGTCCCTTCTGTCCTTTAGAACCGTCACTACCATCAGAACCATCAGAACCTGCTGAACCTGTTGGACCTGTTTGTCCTTTCTGTCCTTTCTGACCTTTTTGTCCTTTGTCACCTGTTGGTCCTGTACCACCTGCTGGACCTGTAGGACCTGCTGGTCCTGTACCACCAGTTGGACCTGCTCCACCAGTTTGACCTTTCTGACCCTTTTGTCCTTTTTGTCCTTTAGAACCGTCAGAACCATCGCTACCATCAGAACCTGCTGAACCTGTTTGACCTTTTTGTCCTTTCTGTCCCTTTGCACCTGTTGGACCAGTTGGACCTGCTACAGAACTATCTGCACCAGTTTGACCTTTTTGACCCTTGTCACCACCAGCACCTGTATTACCAGTTTGTCCTTTCTGACCCTTTTGTCCCTTTTGACCTTTCTGTCCTTTTGCACCAGTAGGACCTGTACCACCTGCTGAACCTGTTGGACCTGTTGGACCATCTGCACCAGTTTGACCCTTCTGTCCTTTTTGTCCCTTCTGTCCTTTAGAACCATCTGAACCATCACTACCATCAGAACCAGCTGAACCTGTTGGACCTGCTGGACCTGTGTTACCTGTTTGGCCCTTCTGTCCTTTTTGTCCCTTCTGTCCTTTAGCACCTTTATCTCCTCCAGAACCTGTACCGCCTTTTTGTCCTTTTTGGCCTTTCTGACCTTTGTCACCTGCTGGACCTGTAGGACCTGTTGGACCTGCTACAGAACTATCTGCCCCAGTCTGTCCTTTCTGTCCTTTTTGTCCTTTCTGACCCTTTGAACCTGTAGAACCTGTATCACCTGTAGTACCAGTTTGACCTTTCTGTCCTTTCTGTCCTTTTGCACCAGTAGGACCTGTGCCACCTGCTGAACCTGTTGGACCTGATGGTCCTGTACTGCCAGTCTGTCCTTTCTGTCCTTTTTGGCCTTTTTGACCTTTTTGTCCTTTTGGACCAGTTGGACCTGTTGGACCAGTTGGACCTGCTACAGAACTATCTGCACCAGTTTGACCTTTTTGACCTTTCTGTCCTTTCTGACCTTTAGAACCTGTGTCTCCTGTTTGTCCTTTCTGACCTTTAGAACCTGTAGAACCTGTTGACCCAGTAGGACCTGTAGAACCAGTTGGTCCTGTTTGTCCCTTCTGTCCTTTATCACCTGTTAAACCTGTATTACCTGTTTGTCCTTTTTGACCCTTTTGTCCTTTTTGACCTTTTTGTCCTTTGTCACCTGTTTGTCCTTTTTGTCCTTTTTGTCCCTTTTGTCCTTTAGAACCTGTAGTTCCCTTTTGTCCTTTTTGTCCTTTTAAATCAGTTTCCGAACCACCTTGTTCTTGTATCTTTAAAGTACCGTCAGTTGCCATACGTATAACTGATTCTATTTCATACGTATCATCGTCACCCGCGTCATACTGTAAGCGTATGTCATTTTCATCTTTCTTGGTTATTATTCTTTCTTGTGCCATAGTGGTTCAACCTCCGGTATTATTGCGTCCTTACGTCCGCCAGTTACAATCCAATCAAATTTGACATTACTTTCTGCTGAAGTACAAACAAAAAATCCATCTTCTGTTTTTTCATCTATCCAAACGTTATATGGTCCATATGGGGTTAGTGTTACAGTATAATCAGCACCACATAGTTTAAACCAATAGTTAGGTAATTCTATAGGTATACGTTCTGGAAATACATCTAGTTCTACGGTTCCTCTATTATAAACTCCATACTCTGGACCTTCGAGGGCACCATATACTAATCTCCTATCATCATAGATAGGATGTGGAATATTAAAAGATTTGGTATCTGCTTCCATATGTCCTGTAATAGTTAGTGCAGGATTCGACGCTGCTGAGTTACCACCTTTCAGTGTAAGAGCGTTTGTACCTGAACCACCTGTAGTTCCAAAGATAGCAAGCTTTCCATCCGCCCCGCCATCTACACCAAGTTCGTTACCAGTACCTTCGTTATAAATAAACTTGTCACCAAATGTAACTACCTGATTACTTAAACTAATTGCACCAGTTGGAACAGTACCTGCAACAGACAAAGTTACGTCACCAGTGTTTGAACCAGATACACTTGCACCAGCAGCAACAGTTCCTTCAACCGAACCACCACCAGTAGCTATATCACCATAGGTACTATCACCTGTTTGTATCTGCCACTTATCCGTTGTCTCATTCCATCTTAAAGACCTGTTAGTTGCGGTACCTCTTTCTACTTCTATACCTGCATTAGCAGATGGTGTACCAGTTTCATTATTATTAAGAACTATAATATTATCATCTAGTGTTATAGTTTCGGTATTTACAGAAGTAGCTGTACCACTAACTGTTAAATTACCATCTACAACTAAATCATTCTCTACAGTAACGGTACCTGAACCATTACTTAATTTTACATCTCCTCCAGCTGCGTTTACTAATAATGTAGAGCCACTACCACTACCATCTCTGGCTTGTATCTTTGTAGCGTTCATACCTATATTAGCTGCACCATCGGCTCCAATTTGGAATAGCCCTGTTCCGTCATTTAAATCTAATGCACTACCTTCAGATTTGTTAATCTCTAAAGGAACTGTCGGATTTGTGCTCCCGATAGCAAAATTTATAGGAGACTTGTTTCCATTAGATGAGTTAAGATGTAACATACTAGTAGAGCTTGATGCATCATATTTATAGAATTGCACTCCGTCATCTAGGTATATGTCTTTAGTAGAGCCATCTATAGCTCCTACTCTTAAATCACCATCTATGGTACATTTATGTGTTATCTCAGTAAATGCCATGTCAGTAGAATTACCAAAACCATAAAAACCAGTTTTGTTTGTTCTTACTCTGGCATCAGAACTCGAATCTTCCCTTGTCCATACGTCAGATGTAGCACCCATAGAATTAATCTTATCGTATACTGCATTGACTGACGGTGCTCTATCCGTTACACCGTCCCAACCATCACCGTAGGTTGTATCATCTATTCTTGCGTCTAATTTAGATGTTATATATTGTTTGGAGATTAGCCTGTCGTCTAGTACCATCATACGGGTCTTAGCCGTAGTTTTTTTCGATAATCCATAATCATTGGATTGTTGCGGTTTAACTTTTGTTGGTTTGAACTTTTTCATGCTTCTCCTAGAGATGTTGGGTGGCTTTTACTCTGGTGCCACCCGAACCACGATTTTATGTTAACTTAGCCTATCTAATCTGAAATTACAATACAGCCAGCTTCTGGTCTTATGATTTTCAATCCATATCTCATAGACATGTATGAACCCATAATTCCGAATCCGGGGTTTGCTTCTTCGACAGTTAGTCCACGTCTTTCGACGTAAGCTACTGGTTTAACCTTCATGTCGAAAATTCCAGCTCTTGTTTGAGGTACGAACGGATTAACTACAACGTTAAGTCCGTATATTTGTCCGACAACACCGTCATTAGATACATCATTGACGTAATCTAGACCACCTTTTCCTCCTGCGAAAGATGTACTTGCGCCTGAGAATGGGGCTGTGAAGTCAGCTAAATTCAATAGAGTTTTGTAGTGCGTTGGTGAAATTAATATAGTGTCTGGGACCATTCCCTTTGCACTCATTAATTCAATAGCTTTGGTTATATCAGTCAACTCTAAGTTACCACCAGTGGTGGACTCAGAACTGCTTGAATCTTGAGATGCGAAATAGTGTGAACCCATTGTATCCAATTCTGAAGTTGAGTACTCACCATATTCGTATAATCTTGAACCAGAAGCTGGACTTGCACCATAGAATCCACCGTGTGGGTGGGTTGCGAAAGTCTCGATTGCTGTTTCGTTAGTACCTGTGGCCTTTGCGGTTGTACCGAAAGTTGTGTCAGCTATTCCAAATACTGCGTATATGAAATGCTTTGTTACGTGCCTTTGTACTGCTCGTCTTGCTTCGTTAAGAGCTAATTCCATTTCAGAGAATCTTGAATCTTCTAACATTCTGCGGGTTACACCTACTGCGATACCAAACTCTTTGACTGAGACACGTTCGTTTCTCAAATCTGTGTGTTGGTAAGCTGGTACTGCACCTTCTTCAATTTGTTCTAGACCCATTGAAGGTTTTGCGAATGTGATATCAACATCTCCACCTGTGTCGGTTGTGAAACGCTCTGCGAACATATTAACTACAGGCATATCAGTGACTTTGTAGTCCTGAATTGCGTCTTTGTAGTCTACCAATACCCTGTTAGCGGTTGAGCTCAATTGGCTCGATGCTATACCGGGATTTGTTCCTGCTGCTACCATATTTTATCTCCTTAGAACACCAAGACCTTAACTTGGGCTTCTGTTCCTGCGTTTGCCTCAAGTGCTACTGCACAAGGGTTTTTATCTGCTCCTGAAGCTTCTTTTACTAGAGCTCCAGATTCTCCGATAGTCAACAAGTCACCAACAGCGACATCGACGGAGTCTCCGTCTACATTAGCGTAAATTACGATTCCGCTACCAGTTATCATGGAGACTAATGCTCCTGATGCTGCGTCTGCTAATGCAAACCCAGCGACTGGTACGTCGTCGGTATCAGCTGCAATTAATTTTGCGCTGCTGTTAAATTCTAATGCGTCACCTGCATTGATGGCTTCTGCTGCTTCGAAATTGAGGATACGAGCCGGAGCTCCACCATCATTTACTAAAATAGTTTTTACGATTGCCATATTTAATCACCTTAGTTTTCTTCTCCTTTGAAGACAATGCGTCCGTTTTCCATCGCAAACATGCGTGGGGTTTCGTCAGCTTCTACTTCTGGAGTTTCTTCAGCATCATGGGATTTACCTTTACCGTATGTCCTTTCGGTTTCTACTGGTAATGGCATTGATTCCATTGCGATACTGAATCCTTCTAGCTTTATATTGTCCCATGCTTTGAGTTCCTCTGCACGTGCATCCTTCCCATCGTCATCGAGTTTACCAAGAGCAACTTCCTTTTCTAGGATGCTACTTACGAAAGATTCTACACGAGCTTCAGCTTCTGCTGCTTCTCTTGCTTCTTTTTCTTCTTGGAATTTTGATACGAGAGTCATTGCCTCTTCGTGCTTGGTGTTTAACTCAGCATAAGTCTCTTTCATCTCTTCTAACTGTTGTTTCATTGAAGCGAATTCACGCTCAGTGATTCCAACTGCTTCGGAGACAACTTCTTTTACTTGTTCTTCAGCCATAGTTTCTACCTCGCTGTTTCGCCCGTGTGTGTCACAGGCACATGATTCATCGTCGCTGCTACAAGAGCCGCCACAGTCCTCATGCTCGCCACCGAATTCACGGTGGTCATCATCACATTTCTTTTCTATTGTACATGCGTCACAGACGGGTGTGCGAGTCTCATTATCAATAAAACTCACCTCGATAGGACGAATGTCCATTGCAAACGGTTCTCCTTGGACATCTACATCTTTAGAAAACCAATCGATAGAGACATGCGTCATATCTCCGTTTTCAATCTTTTCTAACACTCCATTTCTTTCAGCTGCGCCCTTATATAATTGCGCAAGCATCTTAATTGCCTTTTTACCACTATCAAGCTCTACGAGTTGTGGGTTGATAGCCTTTCCGAGGAGGTCTTCCTCAGTTCGTTGATGATTGTAGTAAACTGGTAATTCAGTGAAAGTCTCAACACTTTTTTCTAATACGGATGGTTCAATAAAGACCTTTTGGTCGCCATCTTCGTCGTGGGGGCCTGACGTTATAGCGATTACTGGAAACTCTATATGTTCATCCGTATGGACAGGTTCTTCCAAATCAATTGCAAAACTGCGTTGATTTTCCTCTCCGCCCCCGGCAGGTTCAGCGAACTTTCTATCAGTTCCTTCCTCTACCCTCATGCGGCACATGTTTGCCGCAGTCTCTTGATAGTCCTCAACTCCTCTTTTCTTAAGGGTTGGGGCTACTTCTATTATACAACGCTCGTAGTCGTACTCTTTGCTCATTCTTCTCTATCCCCCGTTGGATTTGCAGCCGGTTCGTTACCAGCGCGATTTTCTGTCCTTGCGGACTCTTCTGTTTTGTCTTGGTCTCTACCTCCAGAAACATTAGCATTCTTTGCAGTATCTTGCACTTCAGCTATTCCATCTGGATTCAATCCCCTTTCTGACCTAACTTCACCGGGTGACAGTACACCCTCAGATAAGTATATCATATCAGTCTTTGCTTTTACAAATGCGTCATCCACATTTATGTGCCTGAACTTGAACTTAGCGTCACCACCTAATATCTGTGGCATTAATTGACTGTTAATAACAGCTTCTACCGCAGACTGTAAGTGTCTAACGTATGGTTCAAATATTGCACGCGCTTGCTCCGGTTTATCGAACATTGTTATCGGAACTTTAAGGGCCACGTGGATTTTCTTGAGCAAATCATCAGTATATTTACCATATTCAAATGCTCGTTGTGTTCCTTGTAACTCCTTGACAGTAATATCATTACCGTGAATAATGTCCTCGCCGGGTTCCAGCGAATTAAATGCGTCCACAATTTCGTTAATTTTATCAGGACCATAAGGCATATCGGGGAGTCCAGCGCTAATATCAAACCTACTAGTAGCGTATTTATTGAGAGCAGCTCCGATGTCCCGTTCTGCATAATCCTTGAGGTCAACCAGATAAAGAATTGGATGGATGTCAGAAAGACCATAAGCGTAATCATCGAACGGGTTGTTACGATAGCATACAAGTTCGTCTTCTTCAAATCTGATTGAATCTTCATCATCCCCTAAATCCTGATAGTAATACATTACTTGTCCACTAGGGTTTCTTTGTATATACATATTCTGAGAAGACCTAACAATAAGATTATCGCCAGTCCACTCTAAATAAGATGTACCAAAAATTCTTCCATTACGAAGCCAAGTATATAACGTTTGCTCTAAGTTTATTTCGTCAAATAATGCGGCAATGTTTTCCCTGTCTTCATCACTATCGGTGACTATATCATATCCATCCTTTGCAGCATACATACAAGGTAAATCAATTAAAGTTCTGACTATTGGGTCAGAGAGATATACATTCATGTATGTCTTATAATCACCTAACTGTGGTTCTTTATTAGCTCCGCCACCAAAGAGACCTCCGTCATTCTGTAATTGAATGCGTTTAATTGCACCAGAACCATAACTTCTCGGTTGGTCTGGAGTAAATGGAGGGTTAGTCCCTTTTGTTGCGAAACTTCGCCTATTAAAAGGCCAATAATCACTTAGAGCCACGGCTATCAGAAGTATATAGTCGGATATAGTATATAAAGCTTTCGCCGAAATCTACTTATATACCGCTTAAACGGCCTTTATTAACCTTTTGTGAGCGTCTAGTTGTAGTAAACACCCCTCTTTTAGGTGCACTTCGTCTAGATGTACCTGTTTGTTGTATAGAAACACTAGCAAACGATGCAGATGGAGGTAACATTGATAGACAAGCGTGTAATGCTACAGCGGTACTATCACAATAATCATCATGTTTACCTGTGGGTGCAGATATCTTCTCTGTTTTATTCGCTGCATCCATAGTATATTCTAAATCTATGTGTTCTCTTAGCCATTTATTGACTAATTTTGCCTCTGGAGGGTCTAAATCCTCAGGATGAGGTACTTTTACTTGCCCTTGTTGTATATAAGATGCCATATCTCTATATATTTGCGTTTTACTACCTTTAGGACCACCAGTAAAGATAAATGGTATAAAT